CCTCCGTCAGCGGCTCCCGGCGTGGCGGCCCCTCCGCTTCCGCGAGGGCGGCGCGCTCATGCGCTGCGACGAGGGCGGAAATGCGCTCTATGGCTTCAGTAGTCATAAGCCATACATACCCGGACTTATGTGCGCCTGCCTCCCGCGCCATGCGGATTACGTCATCCCTGTTCATGATTCACCCCTCGCCGCGTCGATGGCGGCGTCTGCTTCGCGCCCGTAGTAAAGCCTGTTTAGCGACGGGCAATAAGGCATGATTGGATTCGTGTCACTTGTCCATGCCAACCACCGATACCGCTCCGCATCCGCCCGCAGAGCATCGGCCTCTGCCCTAAATCCATCTGCCGCGTTTGCAGCGAAATTGGCCGCCGACTGCAACCTCTCCACCTTGTTTTCCAACTTCACAATCTCATCAATGACCCACAAAGCAGCGTCACTATCGTTGTAGATTCTATCAGAAAGCTTCATTACTTTTCTCCAAAAGTAAGGGGGATGTTATCTCCCCCTTTTAATTGTGTTACTAATATTCTTTTAGAACGGAATCGCCGAGTACCGAGTACGCTTAATCTTAGCGTCCCAACTGGTAAACAGATGGGAGGCAAGTAGCTTACCCAGTTCCTTACGGACTGTATTGTAGTTGAGGTTACCCTTTTCTGCAATCTCCTTAGCCGTAAGGCCCTTGCTACGATTACGCATCAGCTTAAGAATACGGGTCTTGACAGTAACTGGCTTCTTTTCAATCATGTTTGTTAACTTCCCTTTCTAATCGTTGGATTTCAAACTCAATGTGTTTAACAGCTTTCTTAAGGTCTTCAATACCGTTTTTGTATTCGTGCCTCCATAGGTATGCAATTGCCGTGCCAATGTTGTATGTGAACTCCTGTGCAATATCTTTAGTCTCAACCCCACTTGGGTGCCAAGTGTAGTGGTTAGGTTTGTCCACCGTCTCCATTAAGGGAGGAAAGGAGGTATAGGTAATACCAGTCTTTTCATCCTTTAGTGTGTAAGGTTTATAAGGTTCGTACATCTTAAGCGTCCTTAGAGAGACCATTTCTCAGCCCACCCATATCAGTGTTAAAAGGTGGAAGTACTCCTTCAATCCTATCCATGTATTCATTTAATGTGTGTTCAATCATTTCCTCACTATCTTTCTCTGGTATTGCAACGTGTACTAGTATCGTAAATTCCTTCATTACTTGGTATCCCATTTAACGTCCTAGGTAATCGCCAACATCATTATTATAACCCACAGACATTTTACTCCTTCGTTTATTACTGTCCGCAATAGCTTGCCTGTTATAAGGCTTGGTTCTATCGTAAGGCTTGCACAAGCCTGTATTCCAAGCGTGAATTGTGTTTTCTTTATTTGTAGTCCACTCAAGATTTTCTACAGAATCATTAGTTTTAATACCGTCCTTATGGTTTACTACTGGTAAATTTAATGGATTCTCTAACCACGCTTCAGCTACAAGGCGGCTTCTACGCTTAGTGAGCTGATTATTTCTAGCTGTTGTAAGGGTTACTTTAACATAACCGTCCTTATCAAGGGTCCCATTAAGAACCCTCCCGGTTTTCATATTTATAACATCTCCATAGAAAGTAACCCCGTACTTGCCTCGGAAACCTTTTATACTTTTTATCTCACTATTCATTATATACGACACACGCCACCACGGCAAGCATCATTCTCTTCATACACTACTCCTTTGTGACCCAAGGCTTCGGAGTAGGGGACTTCGGTAATGGGTTGACCTCCTCGACTTCCATCTGGATAACAGGTGAAACCCCGTAACCGGGGAGCATACTTTGCAAGTACTGTAGCAAATCCCTCAACGTGAGATTCATTGTTATCTTTGCTCCCCCACGCGGGGAGATTAATGGTAGAAGAAATACTCATATCTACAAAATCTTGTACGTCTGCTTGGAATTTGATTCTTCGTTCATAGTCTCCGCTCATTGAATAGGCAGTGTCAATTTTGTCCGGATTAACTCCGTACTCTCGGATAAGTGTGTCCGCAGTGTGGTCAACAACGTACTCATATTTCCAGCGTGTGCCTTCAGTAAGGTATCGTCGTTTGTATGCGACAGCAAAAAGAGGTTCAATTCCAGTTGTCGTTCCAGCGAGAATACCAATACTTCCAGTAGGCGCAATTGCTCGGTAAGCAATAGGCCGAGAGAGGTAGAGTCTATCACAGTGTTCGTTTGCTGCACGTTCGCTTTCATCCTTGTAAGCTTGCAACCATGCCTTCAACTCAGGCACAACTTCATACTGGTAATTTTTCTTCAGTAACCACTCGTGGATACCCATGAGTCCAAGCCCCAGTCGGCGATTCTTTTCACGAACTTGTTTGACCTTATCATAAGGTAAATCTGCCCGGACTGTACCACATACAAGGAACTTGGAGGCAAGACGAACAACGTCTTTGAACTCATCCAGACTTTTAATATTGCCCAGATTGAGTGACCCAAGATTACAAACGTCACTATCGTCTTCGCTAGTAACTTCCGTGCAAGCGTTCCTAAGAGTCTCATTCTCCTTATCTCCAAAGTTAAAGGAGAAACCCGGTTCTCCAGTCATCATAGCCTGACGGCAATTCTCCATGAACACTTCACTGAGAGGATTCTTCAACCACTCGTCGTCGTAATTGATACTAATATTAGTCATGTCAAGAGGGGCAGGATAGTTGAAGTCCTGTTCCTTAACCTGTGCCAGACTGACACCAGTATCACCAATCATCTTGGTGTGCCAGTTCTTGATACGAAGGAACTCTTCAATATCCTCGTGCTGCCAATTGAGAGAGGCGTAAATGGCAGAGCGGCGAGAACCGCCTTGCATCACGTTACGACCAATCTCGTTAATCATCAGCATGAGAGGAAGTGGACCGCTGCTGATGCCGCCAGTACGACTGAGAGTACGACCAGAGGGACGGATACGGGAGTAATCAATACCGATGCCACCGCCGAGCATAAGACAGCTATTAGCACGCCAGATGAGATCAGACCATTCTTCACGGGTATCCTCTTCTGCTCTCAGCAGGAAGCACTGGAAGGTATCAATATTGTGATTAATAACAATTAGATTGTGTACCGGTTCATAAGGACAAAAGACTTCCTCCTCTCCATAAGGCTCAATTGAAATAACTTTGAATCCAGCGAAGTCTAGGCCGTACTTCCAATTTTGGATGTAAATACGATGATTAGGGTAGCTGTATTTTCCAATATTAACGTCTCTATCTTGGTAACGAAGTTTACCAGTGATGACAATTCCAGCGAATGCTGCGTTTTCTGCAAACCACTCAAGAGCTTCTTTATTAACAGAACACAGAACACTGGAGTCCCGCTGGCACCCGTCAGCAGATAGCCATCCTTTAATAAAGGAAGCTTTGTATTCAGGACTGGCTTCTTCTACAGGAAGGTTTTTCCAGTCAACCTTCTGAGGAAAGTATAATACAGGGTCACCTTTCGCAAACTCCGGGTACGTTAAAGTGTGTTCAATCTTACTCAATTGTTCTAAATGAAGCAAGTCTTTGTCACTGCACAGACGTAGTTGTCCTTTAGAATTCCCGTCGCCAAACATAAACCCGTGCACAAATCCTAAAGAGTCAGAGCCGCACTCAAAAGCGTTGGCTGGAACAACATCCCCAACACGGAGGTCATAGGTGTCAGAGCCGTTAACTAGAGGCCAGTGGTGGTTGCGTGTTGCTTTTACTTCCCAAGTGTGGTCTTGCTTTCCTCGCAAACTGCTAAAAATAATTTTATTAAGCTTCTGAACTCCACGAGACACAAACGTAGCGGGATAGTACTTACCATCAACCGGAGATAGCACGCGAGCTTCTCCTAGATTATCAATCTTTCTCCAGCCAGTGTCCGTCATCACTAGGGTATCGCGGTGCAGGCAGTTATTCCAAGCATGAAGTGGACGGCCTGCGTAGTATAGATAACGACCCCCGGGAATAAAAAGCATATTAGTAATATAGTGAACAAGAGTATCTCGTTCACTCTTGGAGAGAATCGGGTGGAGTTTTCCACCCATTGTTCCACATACATCATCAACAAGGCGAATAGCAAGGTTATGCCAGCTATCGCTAGGCCCGTGAGCATACTTATTATAGAACACATGCTCAGATAGTTGAGTTCTGAAAGGATTCTTTATCATTATCTAGGATTCCTTTTATATTATTAAGTAAAAATTCTAGTCCCCAAGTACCCATAGCTGCATTTAACCACCAGCACACTAATCTAATATTATCTTTAGTGTACCCTTTAGTACAGTCTACACGGTCTATACTCAACATATAAGGACTCTTTGTTTTGAATTCAAAAGGTTCTCCTGAAATTTCACAGCACCAGTTATTAGATTCAAGGCGTTCTATAATGTAATCTTTAGTTA